GAGGAAGAATCTTCTAAGACAATGAAAGAACATGTTGATGCCCTTCTAGCCGGCGAACAACTTTCAGAAGAATTCCGTGTTAAGGCTGAAACAATTTTTGAATCGGCTGTAAACACAAGACTACAAGAAGAACTTGCTGTCATCGAAGAAGCTTATGCTGAATCGCTAGAACAAGAAGTTTCTTCTATTATGGAACAAATCACAGAACAAGTAGATGATTACTTAAACTATGTCGTAGAACAATGGATCTCTGAAAACGAAATTGCCATCGAATCTGGTCTTCGTTCAGAATTGACAGAAGATTTCATGACAGGTCTCCGTAATCTATTTGCAGAACATTATATTGATGTTCCAGAAGATAAGGTTTCTATCGTAGAAGGTCTTGCAGAAAAGGTCGAAGCACTTGAAGGCAAGCTAAACGAAGAAATCGATCGCAATGTTTCTCTAAACAAGATGCTTGGTGAATCTAAGAAGTATGAAGTTCTTGCTTCTGTATGTGAAGGTCTAACAACTACACAAGCAGAAAAGCTAAAAGCACTTGCTGAAAACATCGACTTTAATTCTACCGACGAGTATGCCAGAAAGGTTTATACTCTGAGAGAAAGTTATTTCCCTGCTAATGTAACTGCTCAATCAACACTTGATAATGTTGATATGACAGACGGCAGATCAATGATTTCTGAAGAGCATACAGGTCCTATGGGTGCCTATGTTCGTGCTCTCGGTAAAACAAAACTTATTTAACATTTATAACAAAAAGAAAAGGAAGTTTTTAAATGTACTTAACAGAACAACTTGAACAAAAGTGGTCCCCAGTTCTAGACTTTGACGGTCTATCACAAATTAAGGACCCATATCGTCGTGCTGTTACTGCTGTTATTCTTGAGAACCAAGAAAAGGCAATGGCAGAAGAATCACGCCAACTAAACGAATCTGCACCAACTAACTCGGGTGGTGGTCTTGGAGCAGGGACAAACATTGGTTCGTATGATCCAATTCTTATCTCTCTTGTAAGACGTGCTCTTCCTAACCTTATTGCTTATGACATTTGCGGCGTTCAGCCAATGACAGGTCCAACAGGCTTGATCTTTGCTATGCGTTCACGCTATGCATCGCAAACAGGCACAGAAGCTCTATTCAACGAAGCAAATACAGCATTCTCTTCTCAAAATGCTGCTATGGGTCTAACTGGTGTTGGTTCACATCCATCGGGCAACACAAATCCATATGTTGACTGGACAAACGGCGCTTCTTATGCTGTTGGTAAGGGTATGACTACAGCTCAAGCTGAAGCCCTTGGCGACGGGTCTACAGGTAATGCTTTTGCTGAAATGGCTTTCAGCATTGATAAGGTTACAGTTACTGCTCGTAGCCGTGCTCTAAAGGCAGAGTACACAATGGAACTTGCACAAGACTTGAAGGCAGTTCATGGTCTTGATGCTGAAACCGAATTGGCTAACATTCTTTCAACAGAAATTCTTGCTGAAATCAATCGTGAAGTCGTTCGTACAATCTACCGTTCTGCTACACTTGGTGCACAATATGGTGTTACAACTGCTGGTACTTTCGATCTTGATACAGACTCAAACGGTCGTTGGTCAGTTGAAAAGTTCAAGGGTCTAGTATTCCAAATCGAACGTGAAGCTAACGCTATTGCTCGTGCTACACGTAGAGGCAAGGGTAACATGCTGATCGTATCGTCAGACGTTGCTTCTGCTCTAGCTATGGCTGGTGTTCTTGATTATACTCCAGCACTTCAAGCTAACCTACAAGTAGATGACACAGGTAACACATTCTGCGGTACTCTACATGGTCGTATTAAGGTCTACATCGATCCATATTTCGGTGGTTCAACTAATGGCGATGAACTCTGCACAGTAGGTTATAAGGGTACATCTCCTTATGACGCTGGTCTATTCTATTGCCCATATGTTCCACTACAAATGGTAAGAGCTATTGGTCAAGACAGCTTCCAACCAAAGATTGGTTTCAAGACCCGTTATGGAATGGTAGCTAACCCATTTGCGACAACAGCAGGTGATGGCGTTGTTGGTACACGTGATACCGCAAGCAATGCTAACATCTACTACAGAATCTTCCGTGTAAGAAACCTTACATAATAAGAAGAAACTTAGTTATAAACTTGAGAGGGAGCTTCGGCTCCCTCTTTTTTTATGGAAACATAAATAAGACTATGATACTATTAAAACGCAAAGAATTAGTACTTGTCGGTGTCATCTACTATATGCCAGATTATAAAAATTTGGTCAATGAGTTTTATTGTCAGTTTGATGATATTGTGCCTGATATACCTAGGGTTCATGAATTTCTGAATTATTGGAAAAATAATATCGATGCAGTAATTAAAAAGATTGAAGTTAGCACACCAGGAAATGGTAATCAAAGAATATCAACATTTTATAGGATATTGAACTAATGAAATCATTCAAGAGTTTTCTCAAAGAAGATGGTCCACCAATAACAAAACTTATGACAAAAAGTGGTGTTGCATATCATGTTCATAGTGATCATGCACATAAATTTAAATCGATGGTGGATGATTTAGAAACTTCTGGTTATAAGATTAAATCTATTAGTTCATATAGACCAGGGGCAACGGTTGCAGGAAGTGGTCATCGCAGTGCTCATGCTGATGCCATGGCAATTGATATTAATCCCGGTCAAAACCCACATACTTTTCCACACCATCATAACTATGGGCAGACTGATATGCCAGATATAGTTAGAAAAGATATGGAAAAACAGCAAAGATACAATGCATTTCTCTGCACATCCAAGAGAAGGTGCAGATCCAAACTGGAAACCAGCACAAAAACCAGAAGCATCAGCGGCAAGCCCAGAAGAAAAACCTGAAAAAGTATCATCAGCTCCAATGGCACCAAAATATATGTCATTGACTCCAGAAAAACCAAAAACACCAGAACCAAAACCCGAAAAGCCAATTGCATATGATGATGGAGGTGCTACAAATGCAGCCGCAACAAAGAAACCTGAACCAGTTGCAACACCAGAACCTACACCAGAATTACCAAAGACTCAACCTAAATCTGAACCTCAATCAACATCTGGTAAATCTTGGTCTGATGTAAGAGCAGCGGCTGGATATTCAGCAAGACAATCTGTAACATCCGATCCTGCATTACTTGATCTTTATAATAAATATAAAGAGGGTAAAATGAATGAAAACTTTGAACAATTTATAAAGAAAAAATATAGATGACAAACACTTCAATACTAACAAAGATACCTGAGAACACAAGTTTTCTACAACCAACTAGGTTTTCATTTACATTTCCGCAATTACCATTTTTGAGATATTTTTGTCAGAATGTTAATCTACCTGGTATATCTACAAATCCTGTGAGTATAGAAACTCCGTTCTCGAATACATATAGACATGGTGATAAGCTTCAATATGATAGTTTGATCATGTCTGTTATAATAGATGAAGATATTCGTGTATGGCAAGAAACGCATGATTGGCTAGTTGCTTTGACTTTCCCTAAAGACTTTAATCAATATATTCGTTTCTATGACGAAAAGAAATCACCATATCATGAAGGCATATTGACAATCAACACAAACGCTAATATACCAAACATTCGTATTAATTTTTTAAATTGTCACCCAATATCTATTGGTGGTATAAATTTTGATACAAAACTAGATGCTTCTGCTATAGTAACAACAGATATAACATTCAGATATGATAGATTTGAGATAACAAGGCTATAACAATGAAATCATTTAAAGAATTTGTAAAAGAATCCTATCTATTAAAATATGAAAGAGATAATAAATCTGATATGAGTGTACTGCATGTAAAAAATACAAAAACTGGTGGTAGAACAGAAGTAAGAGGTAAATCAGGATACGAAACTCATGGTTATGACCCCAAAGACCGACTACATAAATTATTAGACAAAATAGGAAAATCTGCTAATTTTAGTGAATTGATGAATGGTCAACCAGTTTCTATAAACCCTAAGCATCCAAAAGCAAAATTAGCTATGAAACTATTAAAAAAAATAGATAATACTTGACATTTCCTTATTAATACTCTATACTGATTCATTCACAACAATATAGAGGGTCAAATGAAACCACCTGTAACTATAGATTCATTGCATGAAGAATGGGCTAAAGATGCTGTTATTGATGAAACTGAACCTGCTAGGTCATTAGCCAAAGTTGCATCTCTCCACGCCAAATATCTACATATACTATCACATCATAATCTGATTGTCAAAAAATTAATGAACGATTATACCAGACTCAAGAAATTAAAATATGAGTATTACTCTGGTGATCTGAATAACCCAGATGACTTAAAAGAACATGGATGGCAA